GACAGAGAGATGCACTGCCAAGTGCACCTCTCTTGGATGGCAAAGCCATCCAAAGACCAGAGTACAAATGGTCTCTCCGACGGCCTAAGCCGTCATTGCGAAAATAAACGCAATGTCCAGGGGCTCCCTTAGAAGGGAGTTACCCACCGCGTTTTGATGTAGGCGATACGCGGACGCCCAGCGCGTTCCAAGTGTCCCTCATCGTAGCGAGGTGAGTCGCCACGCTTAAGGAAATACTTGAGCAAGGCAGACCGTCCGTCCAAGTTATCCTTGGGAGAACGGCTTGACATCACACATGCCTTAACCAAAGGCACATGAAGATGCTCATGTTCTTTCTCAGTCAAATAACCAAGAAAGGAAACACGACCTAACGCAGAGGAAGTGGATTCGATACACGGAAAAACACCAAGGAGTTTCCGGAGCATCTCATCCAACCATGCACACGTCTCCCAGCAGCCAGCTAAATATAGCTGGTTACGAAGAGAAACGAGAGACATGGTCTCTGCAACACACTGCCGTCGAGAAGGAAATTCACGGCGGACCTTGACAATGGAAACGTCATGGCCGTCATAATACTCCTTCCCGCAAGACTCTCTGAACCTTCCAGTCCAGAAAGACTTTCGGCGATTCACTTTTGCACCAAAGTGCTCGAGTGAATCGACAACGGAGTGCACATAGTCATAGGGGACGACAATGTCATCCCCATAGACACGCACCTTGCCAATAAGGTCAATTAATTCTGACCTATTGGTGAAATGGTATCCTCGCTCTTTCTCTATCCCTCTGAGGATCATGATAAAGAAAACCATGGCCTCAGTGGGAAAACAAAGAGCAGAACCCATAGACGCGAACTTGGAAAGGGACAAAGTCCCATGACCAGGAACTGATGCAAGTTCAGAGCGACATGCTAGAAAAGCCTCTAATGAAAGAGGGTTTCCAGACATGATACTCTTTACATGCATCAAGGATACGCGATCAGATGCCTCGCTTAAATCAAGCGTAGCCAGGGATCCATAGGATCCGAGCCGAGCCAACTCCTGGTTAGGGAGTTGAGACTCGGAACTGATAAATGAACCAATTAAATCTTGGTTCATAGCACGATTAATAGACTCAAGGAGTCCTTGCTGTACATACTGTACAGATGAGGGCTCAATAGCTATTATTCGAGGCGTAGACTGCGTCTTAGGTACTGAAATGACCCGAGAGGGCATCTCAGCATCGGGTTCTAGGAGGTTAATCCCGTTAGCCCAATCCTCATCAGAAAATCGAGGAGAAGGACTGAGAAAGTCTCCAAAATGAAAGACTTTCTCCAAACGGGTGGTCCAGTATTTAGACTGATACTTACCATTACTGGTAAGAGAATCAGCAGTAGATCCCGGACCATGCTTGGGCACAATTCGTTCATGGTAGATATCACTATCCACCATAGATAGAAAAGGGCCCAAGATAAGGCGACCAAGACGAGATAGATCCGAATAATCGGAAGAATCAAGCCTAGCCGCATTAAAATCAACCTCCTTATCACAATCGACATATCCCAACATAGCCTTGCGCTCTCTTGCGGGAGAACAAGGTAACTCCATCTTACCAAAGAGCAGCGTAAGCTGTCTAATGGCAAGAATGGATTCAATGTCAGGATTGTCAATGAGGATACCATTATCTAGATGGAACACCTGTTCCATGAAACCTCTCAGAAATGAGGGGAGACATGAGCCAGACTTCCTAAAAGGAAGAAAGGCTTCGGGAACAACCATTCCCTGGTCAAGACAATATTGAAAGTCTTTACCAAAGGATGGAAGGGTAATCGTCAGAAACGACATACCCTCGTGTTCACATCGAACTCGGACAGTTTTACTGTCCAAGGTGGTGCTAGTGCTACATCTACTGGCGAATTCACTTGCCAGTAAATTCCAGAGTGGTATCAGGCTTTTCATAGCCCCTCCTAATAGAGGTGGTTATCCTTAGCCTATCACACTTAGGGAATCTATACTAAGGGTTAAACCAAAGTATAGATAGGCCTGCAGCTGAGTGAAACTGGCCTAAGACTGGCCAGAAATCACTTTTTCCGTAACAGAGAACGAAGAAGCCGAGAGAAGACCGACTAGGCCTTCAACCAGTTTCTTTGCTTCAGTGACGGTAAAGCCAGCGACTGGGCGATCTATGACCAAATAAGCAGACATAGAAACTGCCTGTTTTTTGGATTCTTCATAGATGTCAGTCGTCAGCTTGCTGCTATCGATTCTCACAAGATGGCGCTTACGATTACTACTGCTTTCCTGAGTGGAAACAGTAGCAACGTTATTGCCATCAGAGGTCGCATAAGTAGAGTTAAAGTTACCCGTAGAAACACGGTTGGCTTCAACTTCACTACCTGCGACTTCTTTGAATTTGAGAGGATCGGTAAGTGCCATGGGCACACTCCTTTGTGATTAGCGGAAACCGCTAGGTTTTACAGTGATCTGTTACAGCAGCTTGCTTAAACCAAGTGCCGCAATAATGGCAATCTGCGTGGGTGACAACCCATCGAAAGATATACCAAATCCAAAGGGGCTTGCGGAATAACGTCTCTTGGTGACACATTCAGTGCCAACAGAGAAGTTAGTTCTCGGAGAGGAGCCTCGTTCAACGCCACCTCCATCTTGGTAGATGTAGGTTTCGACTGACGGGGTCTCTCCAAATGCGGTTATTTTTTCAATGGATTCTTCCATAATGTAACCGTATCGCAAGACGACACCGGCGAGTCCAAACCTGGTGATATTATTTATAATAGCACCAGAGTTAGTGAACCAGCCAAGTGCCCAGCTCCATGGTGCCAGATCCCAAAGAATTTCGGGATTAAGAGAGATGCCGTAGAGCTCATCGGCCTTTGAGCCGAAACCTAATGCACTTCGCCAATTGTCAGATGACGAAGGTAAAGCATAGGTAAATGAGCCCTCGAACCATTTCTTAGTTTCTCTAACCAGAGAAACCTGACGCCATGCTGAAGGGTCACTCCATTGCCATGGTAAACCATCCCAAATTTCAGGGTGGGTTACGGGCAAGGTTGACTCTTCACGTTCTATTGGAAAATCGAACCTCCGATGGGTATCTGACCCTTCACCACGGGAATATTGCTGAAGCAAATTCCTTTGGTTACGGGCGGCTTCAACGACGGATGAAACTTCATCCTTCAAAGGAGCCCAACCAAAAATATAGTTGAGATACTCATCACCAATTCCTTTAAGGAAATTGGTCTTAGCCTCCCAAGACTGAATACCAGGAAGAGACGGCAAGCCGTCTCTAAAGGCTTCAGCCAAGGAAGAGCCAAGATTGGAGGCCGGGTTATATGGGTCACAGGCTGAAATAGCAGTGGTACCATCGACGAGAAGTTGCGATTCATTTTTATCGCCAAATTCTCGTTCGTAATTATGGTAACCAATGCTCTTCATCTCTGCGAGGGAAGGCATCACACCAGAAACAGGGCCAGTATACATCAATTGCTGGCTCCGTAAAAGTGCGTTGCGAACGTAACCGGCCTGAATTAGGTCGGTAACACGGCTCGTGTAAAACGGGCCGCCCTCTTCATATGAACCAGTATGTCGGTTCATAGGATGACTTTCGGAAACAGTAATCTGTTTCCCCGTCACAAATTGCTCCTTCTGAGTTGGAATAACACCTTCGTTATTCAACCAGTCAGTAACACTAGACGTGTTACCGGAGTCTCTATACTGATAAGTATAGCGCTCACGAGTTCCTTGTGACGACAATAGAACAGCTCCCTTTTTGTGAATAGATATCATTTCTGATACCTACTCAAGTGGATGATGCACTGCAGGCCCTGCAATGCTCTGATTTCTCAGAGTTTAGC